CCCATCTCTAAAGTATTGCCCTGCCGCTACTGTAATAATGGGGTCAGAAGAACTCTGTGTAATATTAAAACCGTTTGTAGTTTTAATTGCGTAGTTTCCTTTTGACATTTGATTTAATGCTTTAATGATTCCCGAATGTGGGAAATCAACTAAGTCATCAATTTGTCCAAATGTAATTCCAGTTCCTTCTGTACTAATAAAAAATGGGTTGTTATCAGGCATATTACTCCACCTCTAATAAGAAAAAGACTTCTAAATTTTCATTTGATGAAAATGGCCCGACTCCATCAAAATTAACTCTTGCTAATAAATTATTAGATGAATCTAAAATACCAAATTCTCTAATTACTTTACCTGTCATATCTGAAGAAGAGCCTTGAAAAACTGCTTGAACTTCCACTACATTATCATCTGATTTAATTGCAGAAAATATAGATGTAGTAGTGCCTATTTGTACATCTAATGTTGTTGCAGCAGGACTAGTAGAATTACCGCCTTGACCAATCCTTGCATTATTAAATGCAGTACCTTGTATATATGTAGCGACTAATTCTTTTAATTTATCTGTAATCATTCTAATTCCTCATCAAGCAAAGTAGTGTATGAAATAGTGCCGCTTGCTAATCCAAGTGGTGAAGTTCCCGTATTTAATGGTATCGAGAAACCTAATGGGAATCCAGTTGTAGGGAAAGTTTTCTTTCTAATTAACACCCTTAAGCCTTTAACTTTCATATCTTCTAAAAAGTCCAAACTCTCTGATTCTTTGAAAGATTGATTTCTTACCTTAGAATTAATCTTTTTATTCTCTATTAATAATTCAGCAAATATATCTTCCATTCCTTTGCTATATCTACCTAGTTCTAGTTCCATTAGTCCTGTTAGTAAATAGTTTACTTGTAATACTATTACTCGTATAAGTGGTATGTTTTCTCTAGGAAGTTCTAAGGCTATTATATCTCCTACTTTTAATTGAGAAATATTTTCATGCCCTATGGTTACTTTAATTTTTTTATTTTGTTCAGAGTGCAACCTAAGCAATTTAGATGCTTCTTTATTTACATCTTCCTGAGTAGTTAGTTTATCTTCAAATACTTCTAAAGTCTTTAATCCTTTTTCGTTAATGCTTCTTAATCTTTTTCTAGTTGATTTATGATTACGACCATATACTGTAATTTTATTATAGAAATCAAACATATTTTTAGTTTCTTGAAAGTCATATATTTGGTACTTACCAGTTTCGTTAAGAATAATTCCCTTATAGAAAGTAGAGTCATTTCTATTTTTAATCTTGAACACTTCGTTTTCTTCAAATAGCGTCATATCTTTTTGTTCTAATAGATAATTAATTGCAGAGAATAAATCAACACCTTGATAATTAGGTGCTAAGAATAAAGGATAGTCGTCATTTGTCATTTCAAATTCAATATTATTTTCTTCTAATAG